TGAACTCACACAGTGTGCCAAGCAATGGGGTTCCGGTAATCCTTAAAGCGGAAGTACTGCTAAGTGAGTTCGCTGTGATCAGCACAGACGGCTGATCTGCCGAACTGGTAATATTTAAAGCTATCGCACCAGCACCTGTTTGAAGAATTCTTAAAGAAGGCCCGAAAACCCCTTTGTTTTCAATAACCATAACCGGGCCAGAGCCAGTGCTACCGGTATCGCTAAGCTCGAATCGCGCAAAACCGAGGCCCGAGAAAAACGGGTCAGTGCCTGTCATCAGAAAACCCGGCGCGTTCTTTGATACCAGATCCAATTTAAGAGCAGGCTGTTGAATGCTGGCTGAGTTTATTTGTAAAGCAGCACCGACGTTGCCACCAAGGTCCAACTGGTTCAGCTCCAGCAGATTTGTCTTCTGCGCATTAACAGCGTTAGTGATTTTAACAAGCGTCTTGACTTTAAAGCCGTTAGTGAGGTATTCAACATTAAGCAGCGTACCCCCGTCCATGAGGCCCTCGTCCGAAGTAATATCAACACCAATACCTGCGGTAAGTGAGTTGAAATTAGCGTCAAAACCTACTCCAGTAGTTACTGCGCTATCAAGAGTCAACGAAGTGAACGCACCGGTAGTGAATGCACCGGTACTGGGTGTCACATCACCAATAGGTCCTGGACTAGAAGGATCGAAAGCCCCACCGGTCCCGAATCCAGCCCACGCGCCTCCAGAGTCTTTGAACTGCATCTCCCCGGCGAGATCCCGGAAGCCATATCCGCTATCTCCTACCGTAGCACCCCAGTTATGATAGGCACTGGCGTTTTGTCTAAGATTCCCGGAACCGTCCAGATCCATTCGAACAGTGCCAGCACTCACCCAGTCAAAATTGTTTGTAGCGTGAGCAAATCTAAATCGGCCTACGTCGACGTCCGCAACGTCACCAAAGGCAAGATTGCCAACACCCGAACTAAAAATAGTGATACCGGTATTTGCCGTGTCGGTGGAACCAAATACCCCGTCATCCATGTTAGTGCTGGCTGTACCTGCCGGGGTGGCATCTGCTCTGGAGAATCTTGAAATTCCACCCGCAACATCCATCGAAGTGAATGCACCGGTACTGGGTGTCCCATCACCAATAGGTCCTGGATTAGAAGGATCGAAAGCCCCACCGGTCCCGAACGCAACCCACGCGCCTCCGGAATCTTTGAATTGCATAACCCCGGCGAGATCCCGGAAGCCGTATCCGCCATCTCCTAGCGTTAGACTGAAGTTGTGATAAAGCCCGGTTGCTTGAGTAATACTTCCGCTGTTATTTACTATAAATTTTGAAGTAACATTTTGTCTGGCGTCGAGCAGCTTACCGGTGCCATCGTGATCGAGTACTAATAAGGTGCCTGTAGAAGATACGTTGTCCGAGAGGACCCGCAGCAGACCGAGAGTACTTGCAAACGTAGCACTGCTTGTTCCTACTTCAAGCGCCCGACCCTGAGTAACCAGGTTGGGTGCTGAAATGCGAGAAACTACGTCATTGCCGACTGTCGATACAATCGTATTCTGGCCAGTACCACTAACAATTGTTAAAGCGCCAGTGGTAGAAAGAGTTGTGAACGCCCCGGTATTGGGTGCTACATCACCAATAGGGGGAGGGGAGGATAAGTCATCCCCTAAAGAGTCGAACGAGGCCCACGCGCCTGCGGAGTTTTTGAACTGCATAGTTCCGGAGCTATCCCGGATACCGTAGCCACTATCTCCTACCGTAGCACCCCAGTTATGGTAAGCATCGGCGACCTGTAAAAGGCTACCGGTCAGCGTCATATCGGTGAAGTCACCCGTGTTGGGTGTCACATCACCAATCGCGGCGGGGGAAGACAAATCAATTGCAAGCGCAAACGCTGCCGCCTTCGCTGCCCAGTGCAGGGATGAGAAAGTGGTAGACCCGTCGCCTCCGGACACAACCGGCACCGGATTATCTTCAGGGCGTATCGCCCAGTCTTCTGCCGCGTCCTGGCTGACTAACGCTGCCGCTTCGCTGGCCGCTGAATTCGTTTCACTGGTCGAGGCATTCCCTTCACTGACCGACGCTGCATTTTCACTTACCAGAGACGCTGCTGCGCTGGTCGAAGAATTTCCTTCACTTGTCGAAGCATTTCCTTCGCTAACCAATGCTGCATTTTCACTTACCAGGGCCGCTGCGGCATTGGCCGCTGAATTTGTTTCACTTACTCCGGCAGCGGTTTCGCTTAATCCGGCAGCGGTTTCACTGGCCAATGCTGCATTTTCGCTGACCAATGCCGCATTTTCACTTACCAATGCTGCCGCCGCGCTGGCCGCTGCGGCATCCGCTGCACTGCGAGCGTTGGCAGAGGCAGCGATCACCAGCCGAAAAACGGCCCCGTCATAAACAATGGATGTAGCGCCCCCGGCGACTAGATCCCCCACCTCCAGGGCGGTGCCGTCAGGACTGACCATCGACTTCGGCCCCAGGCCATTTACATCGATTGTTGACGCACCGGTATTGGCATTGAGAATTTTAAAAAGGATGTTCAACCCTTCAAAATACTCTGTCGCATACGGGATCGTAACAACGTAAATATCAGCGACACCCGTATCGACGGTGTAGTTCACCGCGCCGGATTTTAATTCGTCCTCGGTAGGCAATTTGTCGAACGCCTGCTCAAGCCGATCCCGATCCGAGACCTCATTCCCGGCGCGTGTACGACTTAAAGGAACCGGTGGATCTTGATTATCGTAGTATAAATTTGGCATTAACGATCACTCCTGCGCGGGTCGTAATCAATCATCACGGAATGCACGGTAAATGGTTCATTAATCGCGCTATTGTGATACAAAATAAAACTGATGTTCACGCCGGTACCGGCGAGGCTCAAACGAACTTCATGTTCAAATACGGCATCCCAGAATATTTCGTTCCAGTCATCGAGGTCCCAGAATCCACCCTCGGCACCCGCCGCAAAAAATGTGCCGAATCGGGGTTGTGTGGTTGTCAGATCACCAAAATTAACTTCTGAGTTAACCTGTATCAACACCGGCCCGTCCGTATCCAGTTGAAAGTGTGCGCGGCGATACCGCTTGCGCAGACGAGGGGTATTACTGAAATTGTTGGGGAACTCCAGAAATGATTCGATCTCCAGACCATCAAAATTCGGGCCTACCTCCGAACGGTAAACGAATCCGTCATCAGAGGTGCCGAACAATATTTTTTCATTCCCAAGTTCATCTTCCGCATTAGACATCGTGGTAACGACCTTCCCGTAATCGCCGAACATAAACTGGGCAACACCGGTTGGGTCACTGCCTGCCGCCAGCTCCGTTGACTCGGGTAAATAAATGATGACAAAAAGACCCGTATTGAAAAACAGACGATATTGGTTAAGCTCCCGGACAAAAGAGGATTTGGTAGTAATTCCTTTGAGTGCAGGCAACACCCCCTGCACCAGGCGCGAGATCGTGCCGTGCTGGAAATTACCGAAAGCATTGCTGCGCGGCAGTGTGACAAAACCCCGATCATCCAGCGCGAGTAACATTTTCATCTGCTGGGTGGTGAAGAGTTTCCCCCCGGTTTCAGCCGATATCAGTGTCAGCGTCCAGTCATCCACATTATTACCAAACAACCCCCAGGTATTGCGTGAAGTGTAGGCAATCAATACCTCACCCGCATCGATCTCCAGACCGGTGCCCTCTGCACCCAGCCCAAACTCGGCTGAACCCAGCGCCCCATCCCAGATCAAAGGGGTGCCCGGAATACTGTTCTGCAAGGAACCTTCCGGATACATGAAAAACAAATGCTGTTTGTGTGCAATGATCAGGAACGGCTTGTTACCGTTCGATACCGGCACGGGGGGCAATATTGGAATAAGTGTTTCAGTTAACGGATGATACTCGAAACCCCCGAAATTCGCCCCGTTGACAAAATACATATAATAGCTATCGTCTAGCGCATAAAAATTATGACTGAGAACCTGATAATCTCCACCGGGGTCAAAACTGGTCACAATACTGTTACCATCGGCCACTGCCACAACCGAAGCGGTAATGCTCAAATCCTCGCCCGAGGTAAAAGGAGATCCGGCAAGGGTGTCCATTACGAAATACCCGGTAGCATCGGAATCACCAAACGCACCTAATTGTTTCACTACCGCGACTATCGTTCCCGTCGCTCCGGAGGTGTCTCCGGTCAATGTATCACCGACCTGCGGTGCTGACCCTAATATGGCATCGTCACCCGCTGTGAAAAAGACATACTCGGTATCAATGACAACTGGCACCCATCCCGCTGCGGAGGCTACGTGCATGATGCCCTCCGTAGCTCCTGCGTTGTCCCGCCAGACATAGTCAAACTGTAAATGGGTCCATGTGCCACTTATCTTGCCTGAACCGGGGACCTCCACAATGTCATCGCGGTACACATCCGCTGCCAGCTTTCTAAAATAGGAATCCAGACTCAGGGCCGCAGAGAGTTCACCTTGATCGACATCCACTGTGGTCTGGGTTACTGCCAGGACCTGAAGATCCTCCCCTTCAGTAAAAGGCGCACCTGTCACCTTGGTTAACACAACGTCATTGGGATCAACAAATAACGGAAAACCCAGATCAACACCCTGATCACTAAGCGATATGATTTCCCCTGATGCACCGCTGGTTAACCCGGTCACAATATCACCCACAACCAGAGTGCTGAGATCAATTGCCCGAATGATATAATAAGTCTGCAAGTGAGGTTCGGGTCGACCGTCAAATCGTTCGAACCCTTTAATACGTTCATAACCGCCGTTCAGACCCGGCTGGAAATTGACCGACGCCCTGACTCGACCGGGGGGCATCTCCAAATATTTGGTTTCAACATCCAAGCCACCTTCGAACAAAACGGTGAAGGATTTTGTATTGCTTTTTGTTGAAAGTTGAGCAGCCAGAGCCATGTCACACCGCCCTGATAACTATTTCGTTACCGTCCGCAATAGAACCAGGCTGCGATCCACGTAACTGATGCGCTTCCAGGCGAGGCATCCACAACTGAATCCCCTCCATTGCCTGAGTTTTGGAATCCTGTGAATTTTCGTAGTTGGCGTAATAGCGTAACCCCTCATAGACCAGAAGCCAGTGAAACTGCTCCGGTATTAGTGAGATCTGAAGGTTCGCATCGACCAGGTCAGGATCGAGATCCACAGGGCGGATGAAGTACTCGGCTTCAATCCGATAAGCATCATCCGGTGTCGGGTCCACACGTAAAAAATTATTATCGAGTATGGTGGCACGACTGGGTCTTCCATCAGTCGGAAGATCATCCAGATAAAGCTCCGGACGAAATTCATCAACAGGTATAATGATGCCATCGATTTTAAACGACTTCGTATTCCACCAGTTCAAATCGTCAGGGGGCGCGTAGTCCTGTTCACCGATCCCGGTAAGGAAGGTTGGGAGTAATTGCGAACGCAGAAATTTCCAGTCCACATACATGGTCTGAATTCGATAGTTCGCCTGCCTGATCCAGTCGACCAAACGCTTTGCTTCGCCCACCTGTCCTACGACAGTTCCGACAGGAGCGTTGCCAGCACCTGACTCAAACTGGAGTGCCCGTACCAGTTCAAGGAAGTTCATTTACAGCCCCATTTCTTTTGGTGAAGGTCCCTTCTTTTTTGACTTCTTTTTCACTTCCCCGGAGGATTCCTTGACTGGGTCTTTCACCGTTTGCTCCGATTTAACCGGAGTTGCCGGAGCTGCTGACTTGTCACCAATTAAAGAACCATCACCGGCAAACTGTCTGTTACCGACCGCGTACCGCATTGTGGAACTTCTACCGGAACACGTCACAAAAGAAATCGTTTCCTCACTGTCCAGTTCAAACAGAACAGCCGTGATGCCTCTCTTTTGAAGCCGACCCGTACCCTCCAAAAGAAGGAAAGACTTACCGGGATCGAAATGATCTCGCAGTGCTTTCCCTGTTTTGGCGCTTTTTGTCTCTCGACGTGTCGACATGGTAGCTCCTGATGTTGTTTTCCGCGTCAGGACCAAAAGATCTTAATATCCGGGTTTCCCCCGACAGTCCTGTTTCAAAATTGGCACCGTCCTCAAATGACTCTGTCATGCTTTTGCCTGAATGGTCCCAGTCATCAAAACTGGGTACCGTTGCAGACACAAACGTTCCATCAGTCAATTTGAACTTCCGGTGCATAGGTTGTAAGGGCAATGCCATAACTTACCTCCGTACAGGAATCGGGGGCGTTGCCGCCCCCTTGTCCCATCACACTTTTGTTAGCCGGGGTTCTTACCGACGCTGCCAGAAGGTCCAGAATGCGCGTAACGAATACCCGCAATTGCTCCCTGCGCCTGGTTTCGCATTTGACGTTGCGCTTCAGGATGCTGCGGATCTTCATCCGCGTAATGGATGCTGTCGGCGTGAGCCAAACCAGACATCGTACCTGCACCAATCATCGAATGATCAGGGCTTCCCTGTTTAGTATGCCCACCGCTTTTTCCGCGACTGCCATAAGAATGTTTACTCATACATCACCTCCAATTAAGCTGCGCCTTCATGCCACTTGACGATACGCGCTTGCGCTCTCGTTTCAGCAGATGTGGTGTCAGCGTGAGTGATAGCAAAACCAAGAATCGCATACCACGCGATACCTTTACCCCGACCATAATCGTCAGGAATCTTGCCGCGAATTTCTTCCGGGATGGCACAAGCCTCGGTAACGGTATCCGCACCAAAGAAGTAAGCGTCATCGGAAGGACCAGTCCATGCTGCATCGGGGACGTTGGTTTGTGTAACAAAACGAATCCCTTCGTAACGCCCGATTTCTCCTGCCATAATGCGCATCCAGCCCGGATCGACGTACTTGTGAATATCTTCAAGTTCGTTTCGGAAAGGACGTAGAGTGGTAGGACGTGCGATGCAAACGTAATTCTCGCCATCGAACACGGGGATGTTGCGCTCTTCCATAAGATCGGCGATCAACTTGACATGCTCCTTTGTCAGATCAACCGAATTCAACCCGCCAGAGATATCAACGCCGTCATCGGTAAATGCTATGCCATCAACGACGGTTCCATCAGCACCGGCTTTCACCAGCAGATTGGTTGCATCAAATTGGGCGTGTGCCGCTGTATCAAGCGCCCGTCGAGCGGCGTTCTTCAGCGTTTTATGAATAATCGTTCTGATTGGATGCTCGGAAAGATCATCAAACTTGCCAGTGTACGGAACCGCAACACCGTATTCAGTCATTACAACCGATGCTTGTGTGATTGCGAAATCAGTCTCGGGCATAACATCGCCTTCAACCAATGCACCTCCATCTGCTGCCGCATCACCGTAAACGTTCCATTGAAACGTATCGCCTACCTCTTTGCCCAACGCCTCTTCAATATCACAAAACTGTCGAAATCGAACCAGGGGCTGAACCGCATGACGAAGAACTTCGGATAAAGTGGGGGTCGCCATAAACCCGCCAGAAACTGTCCATGTAGCCATTATATTCTCACCTTTTAAAAGTCAGTTAGGATCTGCCTGCTATAGCACCGCGCTGTTCTCGCATACGTGCGAGGACTGCCTGGGGGGATGTATCGATCTCTTCCGTTTTCGGAATAATCGGCGCACGACCACCGGCAGCTTGCGGGGGAACTATCTGCAAGCCTTGTTTGCGTGCTTTTCTTTCAGGGGAACTGGCTGGAGTAGTATCGACGTTTTTAACTTTATTGCCGACACGATCACTGACTTCTTTGGCTGCTGCCATCATTACTTCGGGTATTGACCAATCGGTATGTATCTCGGCCAAATCCTGAGTACGCCTGTCCACCATCGAGAACAACACATCGTCCTGCATCACTTCAGGAAACTCGGCAGTAACTGCCGCAAGACCTTTCTTCAGATCGATCCTGTATTTTTCCTGCTGCTGTGCAGCACGCTCGGCTTGTACAACTGATGTGGCTGCATCGGTTGCCTTCTTCGTTGCTTCGGCTACTAAAGACGCTGCATCAAATGGCGCAGTAGACTTTATCGCATCGGCAAACTTTCGAAGGATTGCTTGGGCCTCTTGTTTGTCACCGTCAAACAGAACATCTGCCGTCTCTTTAATGATCGGTCCAATGTCTGTCTCCTGTGACTCAACGCCCTGACTGGGTGGGTGAGTCGTAGTACTCGCTCTCTGCTTATCAAGTTGTGATTCACGTTGAGCAATTATTGCTTCGCGGGATTTTAAATTCTTCTCCGCTGTTGAAACCTGTCGAAGTCTGTTCTCTGCAAGAATGTTTCTTTGCGCGATACCTTTCACTTTGTCCAGCGGCATCTCAATAGTCTCACCATTGACCTTGAGAGTTACCGTTGGTACGCCGTCCTTCAGGTAGTAGGGCGTGGAACCTTTCTCATCCGAAACCTCTTCGACGGCTTCTTTTTCAATTGCGGGAGGACTGTCATCCTCCACCTCCAATTCTGGGGAAGTCTCCCCCAATTCTGTTTCGTTTGCAACTTTATTTTGGTCTGGCAAATCCGTTTTGCTCTCTGGCGCAGCCGAAAGCTCTTCAACCGGCCCCTGGGGCATATCCCCCGTAGAACTCTCGCCCAGACTTTCTACCGCCAGTTGCGCATTCCTTTTCTCGATCAACCGCTTGCGCTTCTCTTCACGTTCATCCAGTTGCTTTGGCTGATGCTTTTTGAGTTCCCGGAGTTTTTCCACAGAGGTCATCTCATGGAAACCGGGTGTTGGTTCTTTCTCAAGCGGGGTGACTTCAGACACGCCGCTTTTAGCCGGATTGTTCTCCGGGGTCACGGTAGGATCTTTAGGCATTGGTATTCTCCTGTTCACGTTGGATTAATGCGTTGTGGGCTTGTTCGCCATTCACAATCGCTTCGTTTAAAAAAGCCAGAAACATCGCGGGTACACTGGCCCGGAACTGCAATTTTCTTACTGCCTCAGTGTCTGCCGGATCGACATTGCAAAACTCGTTCTGTGCTTGGTATATCTCCTGCACCGCGTAGGCCCGGACGTGCATACCCAGAGTCGTTGCCAGAAAGTCGACTGCTTCGCTGCCAAGCGAGGTGACTTTGAACAAGTCCCGCTCTTCGGATGTGAGAAAAGCCAGATCATCGTCCTCACCTACTGAAATTTTTGATTTAGCCATCAGGGCCTCGTGGCGATCAATGCGTCAACGATCTCATCGATCTGTTTAATCCGCACACTTGTTTCGCGCTGGGTGTTCCCCTGCTGCAAAACTGTCTTCGATCCGTGCGCCATTATCAGTCCGCCATAAATCTCGGAGAACAGGTGTAACCGGTATTCATCACGAATTGTCAACTCTGCCGCTGGCGGCGGAATGAGTCCTTCTTCACGCAGGATCATCGTGAAAATGATTTCGTTTATTTCATCGCTGCCTGCCCGGTTCTGA